CTTGGTACTGCTTTAATCGCTGCAAATCTCAAGATTCAATCAAAGCCTACAACTAATACAACTGTCTATGTAAATGGTTGGTTGAAAGCTATGAAACAAAAACCAAAGGTGTTGTGGGATGCAATGTCTTTGGCTAAGTATGCTGTATCGTTTTGCAATGACTTACAAAAGAAGAACATTGCTAAACAAATGCATAAAGAAGTTGCATAATCATTGCGTTTATGCAACAATAAATAACCATTGATAAATAAATAGGAGAAGGAACGAATGAATTTATCAAACAGTGAAGCCATGTCGGCTGACAATTTACTTAATCGTATTGCTACTAAACTTGTTGACTCACTCAAACATGAGTTTGGTGACTCACCTATCGAATGTCTAAGACTCATACAAGAAATGAGAGAAAGAGGTATTGCTATACCAGTCAACAGTCCTATGGGAGAGTTTGAAATTGAATGTAGTAATGTCCTTGATGCACGAGCAGAAGAAGCAGAAGCTCGTGCGATTATGGCTAACAAAGATGGAGATTATTAATGGCTGATATATTTAAGAATGTCGTCGACATAGGTGCAAAAGAAAGTATGAAAGAAATAGACTTTCAAATTGATGCAAAGATAAAACTCAAAGTTTATCTGTCAATAAATAAAACAACACCAGGCTTTTATAAAATAGCTGAACAAGAGTTGGTTAATATAAATAAACTTATTGAAGATTATATGAAGGGCAATAAGTATTCTGTTGAAAGTTTCCAATGGTCTTGTAGTCAGGAGGAAAGTAATGGATAAACCAGCTAAGGTATATTATATTCCAGCACCTAGATTTATTGGTATTCAATTAGATGTTGCGTCTAAATGGATGGAAGATAAATATGGTATGAATTGTTTAGAAACATCTCAAGATGGAGATGGATATAAATATACTGAACATCATCAAGATATATTCAATAGTATATATAGTGACATTGAATATATTTTAGAAAGCAATAATGTTTTNAAAAAAGATTGAGAAGAACACAGCCACACGGCTAACCCAAACAAGCCGTGAGGTTGTGTTCGTTGCGTCAATGCATTAAGGTGTGATTATGAATAGTTATATAATTGAATTGATAAGAATATCTAGAAAGATTGATATATCTTTATTACAAGCGTGGAAAGAATCAGGGATTGATATGTCTACATATTATCGTGCAATCAATGGTTCTGAATTGAAACACGCAACAGCTTTAAAGGTTGAAGATGCACTTTACTCATTACAAAAAGCCAGTAAAGGTAACAGAAAACTGGCAGAAAATTATAGAAGATTTAAAAAAGTACCGAAATAAAAAAGGTATCAGCCAAGAAACATTAGCTGGTGATATGGGTATTGAACCAAGTCTAATGCAGAAATGGGAAACATATAAGAGAGTGCCATCAGGATTTATGTTTAGTTGTTGGCTTGATGCACTTGAGTTAGGTATTACAATCAAACCCATAGGAGGAATGAATGTCGAAAGAAAAAGACAAAGGAAGCTACCATGAAAGATGGTGGGTAAATCTATTTAATAGCTGGGGTTGGAGAGCTAAACGTCAGCCGTTATCAGGTGCATTAAAAGATTATCCAAGTGATATTGATTTGAATGTCAATATATATGGCGACGGCAACTTCATTACATCAACACAATTATTATGCGAGAGTAAGTATAGGCATACTGGTTTTGCTTTAATATCAAAGTATCTTGGTAGGAGAAATAATAAATATGATAATGATTTACTTTTGTTAAAGCAAAAGAATGGAGAAGCATTTGTTTGTTTCAATGTAAGAAACACAAAGGCATTAAAGTTAATTGAATTTCAAACAATGGAGAATGAATGACAGATAAATTTTTATTAGAGCTTGAGAATTTTCTCAATGAAAAGTTTGATGGAGAATGGGATATGTCCTGGCAAGTAGAAGAAAGAGCTATTGATATAAGACTTATTCTTAATCAAGATAAAGAAGTTATTAATTTTAGAAGAGTTAATAATGTAATACAGTTTCCAATAAAATAGCTCTCAAGATATTTAGGGTTCTTGAGAGCTACATTAGTTGAGGAACGAATAAATAATTAATATCAATTATAACCATACAATGTCAAGAGGAATGAATGAGTTTCAAAAGAGTATCAGCAGTAATGGACATTGAACTATCAGATGGGTTAGCTAAGTGGGTTCTTGTAACACTTGCTCATCACGAAAATAGTAACACTGGACATTGCTTTCCATCAATAGATAGGCTTGTAAAACTTACCAGCTTATCAAGAAGTACTATCATCAGGTGCCTAAAAAAATTAGTTGATCTTAAACTAATACACAAGCATCCTGATCGTGGTAAATCAAATCATTACGAATTTCTTTTTGAATACAAAGTTATCAGAAAGAACCAGTGTCACACAGACACTACACTAGTATCAGACAGACACCCTAATAGAGAAGTAATAAAGAAAGTCGTCGACAAGGAGCAACAAAGGGAGGTGTGGAATAACTGGACTCCCTCTGATACTGAGAAAGAATTACTTAACAATCAACTTGGAGAGATAGATCACGATGCAGAAATTATCAAGTATAAAAAATATTATGCCAAAGCAGAAACAATCGTCGCACCATTCAGTCACTACAGAAGCTGGTGTAAAAGAGTCGCAGAGTTTGTTGGAGTTCAGCGAAACGGAAAAGAATTATTACCTAACGTACAAACTAATAGACGCAAATCCTCTGGACATAGACAGCGAGGTTCGCTCAGCAGTGTTGTTAGAACTATCAGAGGGGGGACTTGATATATTTGAAACATATCACGACGGAAAAATTTATGTAAAAAATATAAATGTAAACAACGCAAGTGTACCTGAAATACAAAGAGCATTACATAAATGTTATGGATACTCAATGCCATTAGAAGATGATGAACTATTAAAACGATTGGTCATTATGTTTTCTTTGATGAACAAACAGAACATGGATGAAGATGATTTAGAACTTAAGATTCGTTCATTGGTTCGACAGATAAATCATGTCGATAAAATACCAGCAGATATTATTATTAGATGCATTGAACATATGACCAAGAATAATAAATGGTACCCATCATATGCAGACATAAATAATTACTGTAGTGATAAATATCAGCTTAGAAAAAAGCTGGCTAATGCATTGCAAGAACGCATTAATTACTTGCAATCTTAAACAAATTGTCATAAATTATAACAAATAGTTGAGGAGCTAAATATGAATAGACAAGGAACAATCGGTGGCTCAGACGTCGCCAAGTTACAAGACCCAAATAATTGGTTTGAAATGTGGGAGATTAAGACTGGTCGTAAGCAGTCACCTGATCTTTCAGATGTATTACCAGTAGCTATGGGTGCTACTACAGAAGCATTGAATCACGCTTGGTTTAGAAAGTACATGACCAATGGTAATGAAGAAATGATGCACAGTATATTCTATGAAGAACGTACTGAATACTGGCAACCAAAATATACTGATGATGTATTATCATTGCAACTTTTTGATAACCCAAAAGTAATAGTAGCTAATCTTGATTGTGTATATGAATCAAATAACAAGGAACACTTTGATACATATATGATTGAGTTCAAACATACACACGCAAACAATACAATGGATAGAGTGCGTGATAGTTATATGCCACAAATACAATACTATCTTAATGTAGCTGGCATTGAGAAAGCATATCTATCTGTATTGTTTGGTAACAACCGATATGATGTTTGCTGGATAGGTAGGAGTCGTGAATACTTTGATATGACAATGGTTAATGTCAAAAACTTTTGGGCATATGTTAGAGATGATACTCCTCCACCAATGGACCAAGTAGCATACAGAGAAGTATCTACAGATAAAGTAATTGTCGACGGCTTGATTGCCAGAGATGTAAGTAAAAGTAATTCGTTTGCATTTAATTCAGAGTTGTTTGCTTCAACAGTTGACCAGGCAAAACAAAACACAGATGCAAAGAAAGCACTTCTTGAGGAATTAAAGGATACAGATCGAGAAGTATATAATGACCATGTTAAAGTTTACAGAACTAAAAATGGTCGCAGAGTATCCTTACAAAAAAAAGATGTAGCTTAATGATACTAAGCTACATCTCTTTCAACTTAACATTCATAGGAGGATAAAATATGAATATTAAAAAACCTAATGTATCGCCGACAAAAAAGCAAGAGCCATTTACTCATAAAGCAAAGAAGCCATTGCCTATTAGTCAGAACATTCAACAAGCAATGTGGATGTTTCAAAAAGATAAAGTTGTTGCAAACAAATCTTCAAAGAATCCGTTCTTTAAGAATACATATTCTAGTTTAGAAGAAGTTATGTCAGCTTGTGACCAGGCAAATAAGTATGGAATACTTTATGGCTTTGAATCAACAGTAACAGAAACTGGCAATCTTATTATTACTGCTACTGCTACACACGTTGGTAGTCAGACACAGCTTAAATTATCTGTGCCTTGTTTCGTACCAAACTTACACGATCCACAAAAGTTAGGTTCATCAATAACATATGCTAAGAGGTATAGCCTTCAAGCATTGTTTGCTCTCGCATCAGTAGATGACGACGCCAATAAAGCAAGTGGTATCATTGTTCCAAACGGCAATGTTAATCCACCAAAAAATCCAGGCAAAGAAAAAGCCATCACAACCCCAACAAATAAGGAGGACTTTAAGTAATGAATGATTATGACGAAACCGATAAAGGTGTACTTTGGAAACCAAGAGGTGACCAAATGCTAAGAGCAATAGGTAAAGTAAATAACAATGGAGAAGATAAGAATACTTTACTTATGGCTTGTGCAACTAGAGAGGGCGAAAAGTATTACGAACTCTATCAAAAGGTTGCTTCTATATATCCAAAGAAAGAAGATGCAAGTGAAGGCGCACCTGATTTCTCTGGACCAATGGGAGAGACTAGACGTATTGCTATGTGGGTAAATGAATTTCCATCTGGTCACAAACAAGAGGGTACTAAATATCTTAAAGCAGTTGTATCAGATAAGATGCAAACAGAAAGTGAGACAGAATTAAAACCAGTAAGTTATAAAGAATTTGTAACAACAGTTGGTAATGAAAAATCACCTGAAGAACTTGCTAAAGATATTGAAAAATCTTTCACGGATGATGGCGATGAAATCCCCTTCTAGCATATCACAGAGATATAAGGAAATGTTAGACCTTATATCTGTAAAGCAACTTGCTTCTGAACTCAGGAGCAAGTGTGCTAAATCTGAACAATCCAATATAACTGAATTAGGAATGATGAGATACATAAGAAAGTATAACATACAGTACATTCCTCTCAGTGGTGTAAAATATTTAACACCAGTGGATGTTGACAATTTATTAGAAGCAATGAAACTAACTGGTAAACAAACAAGGAGTACAAACAAATGAGTTTTATTGATGATCCAAGAGCAGAAGAGTTCGATAAACATGGAAGAGTATATCGACCAGAAACTGTAATTATAAAAAGCAATCCATCTTATGATGACAATGCTTCAGCTAAAGAAAGTTTAGATATATTTAATAGAAATAATAAACGTAAGAGAAAAGCTAGTCATAATAAAGTTAGACTTCCTAAGTATATCTCAACAGAAAGAAGGGTATCATTGTGATAGATGATATCTTTGATTGGTGTGTTCTTACTTTGATAGAAGTATCAGCTATAATGGGAATGACATACGAAGAAATAAATGTTTATTTGTTTGTCGTTATGTTTCCATTAGCCATACTGATATCATTAATGATTAATGTTTATCTTTACTGTAAGTTTGTAAGATGAAAGCAAAAGAAATATTAAAGGAAGCACAAGTGCAAGTCGACGACAGAGAAAACCAATACGGTTCACCAGAGAAAATGCTACAAAGATTCTCTGAACTCTCCTCCACAATCCTCGACTACCACATCACACCACAACAAGCTGGTCTACTTTTGATAGCATTAAAAGTAACAAGACTAATTGAAACACCAAATCATATAGATAGCATTGTAGATATTGCTGGATATGCTGGTGTACTAGGCGAATCTACAAAATCTTAAAAAAATAGCTTGATATAAAGACCCTCAGAGGGGTGGAATGATACCTTCGAGTATGATTGTACCCCTCAAATATCCAGTAATAACTGTCGTAGCTCTGGTCCACGAGATTTTACTTGATCCCACCAACGGCTATCTTCCATCTCAATTGCAGCACTTTTCCAATCATTAGCTTCGATTGCTGTCCAAAACTTAACAAACTTTGAGAATCTATTCCAACCCATATTGAATTGCATAGACAATAATACAACTTGTGCTGGCTCAGGTATCTCTCTCCAATAAGGTTTATGTTTATCCAACTCTTGAGAGTGTTTCTCCAAGTCTCTGCCAAGAATAAAATCAGCAGTTGCCTGGTCAATTCCTTCTTCCAAGTTATGTCCATATCCGATTGTCCAGACGTCGACAGTATCTTTATACATATCGAGACGACAGCCTTCATGTTTCTTAATGGTATCAACTAAGTTCATTTTATTTTCTCCAAAAAAAGTTCCACTATAAATTAATTTACCTAATTGCTCATCCACATCATCATAGTTCATTTCATCTTCTCTAAGATACGATCTATCTTTTCTTCTAGTCTATTGATAGATACAGTTACATCATTTCTTTTAGCATAATCTTCTCTTGTTTTGTTAAGTAAGATATCTAATCGTTTAACTTCTCTTGCCTGACTACCAAGAAACCAGCCACCACCCAAAACAATTAAAGCTATTAAACTATCAATGATATGTACTAAGTCCATTACTTCTTATTCATAAGTTGTAATCCAGTTTTACCGAAGCGATAACCGAATGAGCTTCCAATACAAATATATAAACAAGTCGAGAACCAAGATGGTGTGGATGCATTTAAGAAATCAAATCCTTCTTTTACATAAGGTTGAGTGTAAGGAACAAAACAAGCCACAAGAATACCACCAAAAATAATAGTCCAGAACTCATCCTTCCAACTCCCAGCCATCTGACTTGTAAGAGCTTGCTCATTCAACATATCTGATGTAGCAGAAGTTTTATATACTTCAGCTTCAGCTTTGGCCTTTGCTACTTTAACTTCTGTTTCAGCTTTAGCTTTACTGACTCTACCTTCCAGCCAAGTACCAGCAAGAGAACTGATTGGTCCTATAATACTTCCTAATCCTAGCATATTAAATCCTTTGTTTGGTGAGGGGTACTTGCCTTACCATTGTATAGATATTTACTTCAAATAAAGTTAAAGTTTAAAATACACAAGCAACCCTCATAACTTTGGTGAGAAGTGCTGACACCCCTGTGAACACCTCTCATAACTTTTCAATTCCTTTTAAATATTTCGGATCCTCATTGTCCTTCTTTTTTAGGTACACAGTAAGTGGTAATATAAACTTTAGAAAACGCAGTTTGTTGATGTGTGTTTTGGTTTCTAATTTTTTCTGCATAGGATAAACATGTTGATAAATCTGAGAAAAAAACATCTTCTTTAATATCCGTACCATGAAGAATAACAACCAACATCCATATCAACTAGACCGACCCATAAACAAACCCATTGCAATAGCATTAGCCGACGTCAATATTGATACCATACCACTCTGTTCAAGAGTTGGATCAGGCAAATGCATAAACCAAAAAACAGCAGAATATGTAAGATACATATACAAAAGTATTAATGCTCTCGGTATAACTTTTAAAGAGTCAATGGCATGAGTCCAATCCTCTACCATCTTAGTTATGCGTGTCATCTACGCATCCTCTAATGCTTTAACTTTTGTTTCTAATGTTTCTATTCTTGTCATTGCTTCTTGTAAGGCTTTGACTGCTTTCATATAAAGAACAGAATATTTTACACTTTTAACTTGTTCTTTTATTTCTTTTATATCACCAACCACTTTACTTGCTGGAGTTTTAACATCTCCAACTTTACTTCCTTTTGGAATGGTGTCACCATCTTCATATAAAACTGCTTTTGTTTCTGCATCATCAGATGTGTAAAGTGTTCCAAATTCACTAGAAGATAAAATATCGCTTTTATTTGGTGAGTTTTCTTTAATTAAATAAGGTGAAACAGTTTCTAA